GTCGGCGAACTGCTCGCCACTGGCCTTTTTCTGGCCGGTAAACATGGCGGTGATACGCGTCAGAAGGGACGGCGACGGCTCGGCCACTTCTTCAAACTCGATCACGGTTTCTTCAGCGGCGGTAAAGAGGTTGCCTTTGTCCAGCTTGCGGGACGCCAGCGGGTTAACTTTGGCCGTGGCGCTGAAGCTCAGAATCTCCGTGCCGAGGCTTGCCGGGTCGTCGGTGACGGCCAGGCCAACCAGATACGCCTCGCCCGTGTCCGCGAACTCCGGGTTAACTTCAATGGAGGTGTAGATTTTCTGGCGCGCTTTAGTCAACTCGACCAGCTCCGGCGTCGGATCGATATGCCCGTAAAGGGCCAGCTTGCCCTTGAGCGGGCCGTCGCCGATTTCTTCAGCCTCAATGGCCGTCACGTCACCAAAGCGGCGGAAAGTGCTGTCGGCGGCATAGCCCCGGATGTGTTCCATGTTGATACGTGCGCCGTACATTTCCGGGCTGTAGTTTTTCGCCATCTGCGAAATCCAGTCACGGGAAATGACACGGCCGTCAGTGGTTGCGCCTTCAACTGCGATACGAAAACGCTTTGCTTTGATTGCTGCCATTAATCAGGCTCCGGTCAGGTGTTGGGTCGGTTCGGGGCCAGTTTCCCCGTCGCCACACAATCCCTCAACGAATGCCAGCCCGCTGATGCATCAGCAAACAGGGACAGCAGGCGCGCCATTTTCGGCACCGGTAGCCTTGCCGGTATGAACATGACACCGACAACCATCATCAGCGATCCGCGCCGTCAGGCCGCGCTGCTTTACTGGCAGGGTTATTCCGTGCGCCAGATTGCGGAGACGCTCGGACAGAAAACACCAACCGTGCAGAGCTGGAAGCTGCGCGACGCGTGGGACAACGTCGCGCCCATCAGTCGCGTGGAATCCAGCATGGAAGCCCGACTTATTCAGCTCATCATGAAAGAGGTAAAGGGGAATGGTGATTACAAAGAGATAGACGCGCTCGGCCGTCAGATTGAGCGCCTTGCCCGCGTCGAGCGCTACCGCAGCAGCGGCAACGAGGTCGACTTAAACCCCAACGTGCGCAACCGCAATAAAGGCGAGCGCCAGCCGGTCGTTAAAAACGAGTTCAGCGACGAGCAGATCGACAAGCTGACCGGCGTGTTTATGGATAACTGCTTTGAGTATCAGCTCAACTGGCACCGTGCCGGTCTGACTCACCGCATCCGCAATATCCTGAAGTCCCGCCAGATTGGCGCAACATTCTACTTTGCCCGCGAGGCGCTGATCGACGCGCTGACCACCGGCCGCAACCAGATATTTCTTTCAGCCAGCAAGGCGCAGGCGCACGTTTTTAAAAACTATATCCTCGACTTTGCCCGCCAGGCTGACGTTGACCTGAAAGGCGATCCCATCGTGCTGCCGAACGGCGCGCGCCTGATATTCCTCGGCACGAACGTTCGCACCGCGCAGAGCTACACCGGCAACCTGTACCTGGACGAATATTTCTGGATCCCGAAATTCCAGGAGCTGCGCAAAGTTGCCAGCGGCATGTCGCTGCACAAGAAATGGCGCACGACCTATTTTTCAACGCCGTCGGCTCTTTCACACAGCGCCTATCCGTTCTGGTCAGGCGAGCTGTTTAACAAGGGGCGGCGCAGCAGAGATGATCGCATCGAGATAGACCTGTCGCATTCACATCTGGCGAAAGGCGCGCTGTGTGGTGACGGGCAGTGGCGGCAGATCGTGACGGTTGAGGATGCGCTGACCGGCGGCTGCAACCTTTTCGACATTGAGCAACTGCAGCTTGAATACAGCCCGGCAGAATATCAGAACCTGCTGATGTGTGATTTTGTCGATGATGAGGCCAGCGTGTTCCCGTTTGCAGAGCTGCAGAGCTGCATGATCGACAGCCTGGAAGAGTGGGAAGATTTTAACCCGTACCTGCCGCGCCCGTTTGCATACCGGCCGGTCTGGATTGGATATGACCCGTCGCATACCGGCGATAGCGCAGGCTGTGCGGTAATCGCGCCGCCGCTCGTTGCGGGCGGTAAGTTCCGCGTGCTGGAGCGTCACCAGTGGCGGGGCATGGACTTTGCCGCGCAGGCGAAATCTATCGAGGATTTAACGAAAAAATACACCGTGGAATATATCGGCGTTGATGCGACCGGCATCGGCCAGGGTGTTTTCCAGCTGGTACGCCAGTTTTACCCGGCCGCGCGTGAGATTAAATACTCGCCAGAAGTTAAAACAACAATGGTACTGAAAGCAAAAGACACCATCAGCAGCGGGCGGCTTGAGTATGACGCCGGGGCGACAGATATCACGCAGTCGTTTATGGCTATCCGCAAAACCATGACGGCCAGCGGCAACCGCTCAACCTATGAGGCGAGCCGCAGCGAAGAGGCCAGCCATGCTGACGTCGCCTGGGCCATCATGCACGCACTTTTAAACGAACCGCTTACCGCAGCCAGCGGCGGCGCTAATCCCTCAATTCTGGAATTTTACTGATGAGCAAACGCAGAGGCCGCAAGGCTCAGACCACCACCGCGCACCCTGTACAGGCAACCGCACCGCAGCAGCACGCCGAGGCGTTTACCTTTGGCGACCCGACGCCGGTCATGGATAAGCGCGACATTCTGGATTACGCCGAGTGCATCGGTAACGGGCGCTGGTTTGAGCCGCCGGTCAGCTTTAGCGGGCTGGCTAAGAGCCTGCGCTCGGCCGTGCATCACAGCTCGCCGATTTACGTGAAGCGCAACATTCTGGCCTCAACGTTTATTCCGCACCCGATGATGAGCCAGCAGGAGTTCAGCAAGTTTGCGCTTGATTATCTGGTCTTCGGCAATGCCTTTGCCGAGCTGCGCCGTAATGGGCTGGGTAAGCCGCTGCGCCTTGAAACCACTCCGGCCAAATTCACCCGCAGGGGCGTTAAGGATGGCGTTTACTGGTTTGTGAATGACTGGAAAGAGCCGCACGAATTTTCGGCCGGCAGCGTGTTTCACCTGCTGGAGCCGGATATTAATCAGGAGCTTTACGGCCTGCCGGAATACCTCAGCGCGCTCAACTCTGCCTGGCTGAATGAGGCGGCAACGCTGTTCCGCCGCAAGTATTATCAGAACGGCGCGCACGCCGGTTACATCCTGTATATGACCGACGCGGCGCAGAGCAGCAGTGACGTTGACCGGATGCGCCAGGCGATGCGCGACACGAAAGGAATCGGCAACTTCCGCAACCTGTTTATGTACGCGCCGAACGGTAAGCCGGACGGCATTAAGATTCTACCGTTAAGTGAAGTCGCGACGAAAGACGATTTCTTTAACATCAAGAAGGCCAGCCGCGATGACCTGCTAAGCGCGCACCGCGTGCCGCCTCAGATGATGGGGATCATCCCGGATAACACTGGCGGGTTTGGTGACGTGGTGAAAGCGTCTCAGGTGTTTGTGCGCAATGAACTGACGCCGCTGCAGGAGCGGATGAAAGAAATAAACGACTGGCTAAACATTGATGTAATTTCATTCGCAAATTATAAACTTTAAAATTTTAAAGGCGGGATGAAAGACTCCCGCCAACACATTTGAGGGTTATATTTTTCTAACTGGCAAGTTAGAACCCACGATCTCAGGCATAAAATAGTCGCCATTTCTTAAAAGTAATTCCAATGCATATTTTGTGTTGCTCGGATCACTTGTAGGCCCAACTGTAATAACCCTTAATGGCAACCTGTTACGATAAGCACCTATTGTCGGCTTGATATCTAATTCAACAAAAGGAGTTAAACCATAATTCCCCTCTCTGAATTTAACATGAGTAGTGTCACTCGGGCCAGTAAAATGAATTACTCGCCATTCTTTCTCTACAGAAAAACATGGATGTTTGAAACAAGCAAGATAAGGAAAAACTTCAACTCTTACAAACTTACAACTTCTAGCAATAATCATTTCTAAACTTTCATTAGGATATTTCTCTTGAGCTTTTTCTATGACTGTGATTGCTCGAATGAGAATGTCAGTAATAATTTCTCGCTGCAGCTCTTCATCATATATTACTTTACATAGCCATATATCAGATCGTCGAGATTGTTGTTCCATATCAAAATTCATTCCAATACGGCTAGCTTCAAAGCCAAGCGCAAATCCACCACCCTGCGATGCATACTCCCTCCACTGACTTAACAAGTTGCTATCTTCACATAAACATGAAACGTAACAATCTAAAATTCCGTCAAATGCGTTATGTGTTAGCTTGCATCTCTCCAAAAAGGTAACGACATCGCTATTCTCATGTGTCGTTAGTAACTCTGATAGAATGCTACTCAACAAATCAGCGCCGTACGTAATTTCTGATGAGTCATTTAAAAAACGATAATTTGTAGCCCACATCGTTTTAGAATTTAATATACCTAATAAACCAGAAGCACTCGTATAATGGTGAAGCGTTTCAGGTAAGGTTTCAGGCTGAATACTTCTCAATTTAGTTTGCAATTGATTAGACTCGATATCAAAATCTGCATCCATATCATCATATTTAATAGGCATAATCTTAACTCCTTGGGCTGATGTTTCATGAGAATTAAAAAGGACTCTATAATACACAATCTATTGATTGCATCCACTTTAAGAGGATTAGTATGCACTTATATAGATTAAGTAAACCTCCTACGATTAAATACTAATTATTTATATTCATCGGAAAAACCGCATAAATAACATCATATGTGCAATTCGCGTTCCTTTGAAATGTCTAGATCACACTTTGCGCAGAACAAAAATATGTCCCTTAAGGTTGCTTGCTGCTATTTGCAGGCTACTGGTGCACCTATCATATACATGTTTGCATGCCCCGCGCGCAATGCTATCCCCGCCACGCCTGCCCGCTTTATGCATCGCTTTTCATGCAAGTGCATGTACCTCCTCTATACGTGCCAGTACTGGGCTCACACATGCTTAGTGATCCAATTTGGATCATGCGGATTCATGCAAGCATATGCACTTTGATGCAGAAGCAAAAAGCCACCTGAAAGGTGGCTAGTGAACGGTAGGGAAGGGGCATTTAATCATTCAGCCTGGCGGTATATGGCAGCTTCGAAAACAGATGTGTCGATTGTCCCTGCCATGTCGCTG